CTGACATGAGGGTTTCGCTGATCCCAAATCGTGTTGCAAGTGATCGCAAGTTGGCTTGCAAAACTTGGATAAGTCCAGCAGCGTCAACATTTGCCCCAGGGAACTCGTAGTCGATGTTCGCTGGTGCTGTGATGATTGATCCATAGCCGAATCTCTCCAGCCCAATGTTTTCGGTTGCACCCATATTATTGCTGCCACCGAGCGTAGCATCAATCTGTGAGTCAACAAGGGATGCCATTGAATCAGGGGCAACATTGTTTACCTTCCTGATCATCGCAACCTTTGCCCTGGCTTTCGCCATCGTGACTGTAGAAGCTAAAATATCCTCGCAATTGGTCAAATTCTGGAACACAGGGTAGAATGTAGTCAATCCACGCTTTGCGTTAGAATTAGTGCCAATCTTGATGTGTATGATCTCATCCGCAGGGATGAATGTAGGTTCTCTAGATACACTAGGCTTTAGAATGACTTGATAACCTAAAACGGAGTTAATATCGTCTTCTTCGCAAATGATACCAAATGAGTCTTTTGGCGAACCAATGTCCGTTGCGTAACCTCTGACCAATTCTGGCTCGATAAAGCGAATTACGAGCATTCCATTGGCTTGTGGGAACTTTCTAATGAATACCTCTCCATCAACATGGAGTCTGTACACAATTTCATTCTCAACATCCACCATACTGTTGTATTCACGAAAAATGTCTAGTGATGCCTGACATCTCTTCAATAGATCCTCTGGAACTGGGTTCTTTAGATCGATTGAAGCAACCCGCCATTTAAATCCCGAAGACCCAACAACAAATGATTGAAAGCATTGAACTAACCCATGAGCAAACTCATTGGTAGCAAATACGAATCTAGCTCTATCTCTAATGCTTTTAAGCTGCCACCATGACAGATAGATCGGAAGCTGCTCACCTGACAGGTAATTGTCTCTAACCGCTAATTGAGCGGGATTGACCCAACCACCCATCCCCGCATTAGGAAATTGAAACGCACCATATTCGCTTGGATCGTTCCAGAACGGCCCCCATCCAGTTTGGTAACTTCCAGTATCATACGAAATAGACTCCGTAATCGACTTTTTCGACCTTGGAGTTCTAGGGGTTGATTTCGGTGCTGGTTTTTTCTTTGCCATTTTTTGGTGACCTGATAACTATTTGTTTACGGCCACAAATCCACTTAGTGTTCCAGATACATTTCCAGATACTGTAAGTTTTATTCCGGCAGCACTTATCAAAAGACCGCCACCTTGTACTGCACTAGTAAGCGTTTCATATTGCGGAATATGAATTTTTCCTGACATTGCAGTTGTTCCATCAGCCTCGAAAAACTGAATAGTGCAATCACAATCCGGTTGCAATACAAATGCGTGAACATGAGATTGACCAGTTGCAGAAAGGGTGACTGTTCCTGGAATAGTTTGCGAAATTGGTATAGAACTGTCTGCTGGCATATAAACCTCCGGTTAAGATGTACACATTGTATTGGTTTACTTGGATAATGCAAGAGAAAATCATTTTGACGATTTGGGAAAAATAGAAAAATTTTTTGGATGCACTTCTGAATTTGACAAAATGAAACTTGACGGTTCCGAAAAAAAGTCTCTGAGTTTAGGGTGGGGTGGGGGGCTTCTTGGCCAAACTGAAAAATTAATAGGATAAACAAGTTTAAGATATAAATATATTATTATCATTCTATCATATTAGTATACATTAGGATTCTTGAATACAATAATAAAATTAGAATCCTGATTCTATTATAAAAGTAGTACAAAATGTACTAAATTGGATATGAATATATTATTATATAATAATATATATATAAATATATATATATATATTGATATATTGATATATATCTATCCGTAAGCATACAATACCCCCTACTATCTACCATTCTAATCATCACGCCTGGAATAGTACAAAATACTAATAGCATGGTTTGCGATACCATAGAATGTAAGTAATTAATAAATACAAATAGCTAAAATGAACTAAAATAATAATTATTTTAAAAAGAATTTTATCGTCACAAAGCTATATATTACAATATGTTACGTAATTCAATCAAGCTAAAATAATTATCATTTTGTAATATTGCTATTGTGATTTATACTAATTGCCGATATAAAAATAGTGTAAGGTTAATCAATGTGATTAATCAAACAATATTACAGAATTGCAAGGAGTTTAAAAGATGTTTAATTTGAATAATGAAACAATGTTAACAGTAGGAATTATAAACTTTACAATCGTAGTTTTTTTACTATCAATCCTAGGCAATTAATCGAGCTGGAGACATAAAATGAAGAAGTATAAAAATAAAATGGTAGGCAATTACATGGTATTAGAATGCATTGGGCATACCCAAGTATATGACATTAAAACTGATAAACTAGTATTCATTGTTGATGATGTTAAAGGCCATTTTTTATCAGCAATCAAACGTGCTAAGTTGCATCAAGTATTAGGTAAAATGATAGAAGTGAATGATAATCAAGGGATTATCAGCAATAACTAGTATTGTTTACAAGTTGCGTTTTTTTTCACACAATATTTTTATAAGGGGTTTTGTAATGGTTATTAATGCAAAGAAAACAGTTAAAAAGTCTAATAAACCTAGCGGATACATTGTCTACCAAAATAAAGTTATAGTGGTAATAATGATCATTAGGTCAAGCAATAAAAAGACCGGCAACATGGTTCAAACTTACATTATTCGTAAGGATGTTAATCCATTGGAAGCCTTAAAGAATGGCAAAGATTCTGCAATATGTGGTGATTGTATTCATCGTGGAAGATTTATTAAGAATGAAAAAACTGGTAAAATTGAATGGAAACGCACTTGTTATGTGAATGTTGGTCAAGGGGTTTTGCAAGTTTATAAAAGTTACATTAAAGGAAATTATCCCAAATACAATCCACATAAACATGATGTTAGGTTGTTAGATAAGAATGGTAATAAAAGAATGATCCGTCTTGGCACATATGGAGATCCGGCTTTTGTTCCGCTTCGAGTATGGGAATATTTCTTACCTAAATTCGATGGAAAAACAGGATATACTCATCAATGGAATAAACCTTGGATCGATCCAAACTTTAAAAATATTGTCATGGCGTCATGCGATAGCAAAACCAATGTAAATGATTCTAATGCAATTGGATATCGATCTTTTATAGTTGTTCCACATGATGAAAAAATAGCCAAAATAAATGATATGAATGCCATTAACTGCTTAAGTGATTCTATTGGCCGTAAATGCGAAGACTGTGGCTTATGTAATGGTAACGAAAAGAATAAAGGCAAAAATGTATATATCAACGCACATGGTGCGAGTAAGCGGTTTGTTCTTTCATTAGTTTAAAATTGTTTCCAGTTCGTTTCTTTACTTGTTTTTTCCCTGTTTTTTAACCTTATTTGGAGTCTTAAACCAATGTTTATTTACAAAGTTCAAGAAAATAACCTAGGTATTATTGTTTGCAAGGTAGATACCAATGAAAATATAGAATATAGATATTTTCAAGGTTTATTATCGTACCCAATATATGACAAGTTAAAAACATTAAAAACATACGATAGCATACAAGATTATTTAAAAACATTGTTTGAATGATTAATTAAACCCTTAAACCTTATTGCCTTGCTATCTAGTCAGATAGTCAAGGCTTAAGGCAATAGGCAAGGTATTTTGCCTTGCTTAGAATCGGTATACCTTATTTGGAGTCTCGAGCATGGATACTATCACGCATGAAATAAAAGCTAATCAAGTTATCGAACTTGAATACTTTAACCCCGAACTTGATGGATTAAATAACATAAGCATTAAAGTAACTAATGATATGGTAACGATAATAGCTTACGATGATGAGTCAAACGAAATTCTAATTAAAGCTATGCCATTTTATCAGCTATTAGAATCAGCTACTGATATATTCAACGCTAAAAAAACAGTATTTAAAAAGCTATTTAATCGAGATTAAATTGCGTCCAGTTCGTTTCATTACCTATTTTTTTGAGGGTTTATACGATGATGGGAATTAACATCAATTGCAAGCATCAAGACTTTATCGCTCAAATACTGAGCGGGGAAAAAATAGTTGAAACAAGAAACACACCTAGTTTAAACCCTTACATAGGGCAAAGAATCGGGTTAATTCGTACTGGCCAAGGTAAAGCTACTCTTGAAGGCTTTGCCACGATAACAGGCAATATTGTGTACAATTGCAAGCAGTATTTTGACTATGATTATCAAGCTCATAGGGTTGGTTGCAATTCGCCATATTACATAAAAGAATCATCAATCAAGGTAGGTTACATCCTTGGAGATGTAATAGCAATAGAACCACAACTTGTTTCAAGTAGGGGTATAATTGCAAGGCAAATAGGCTAACCCCTATTTTTGATGGGCATAGGGGTAAAACGAACTGGGCAAAAACTTTTAAGGGGTTTATTATGCGTACTATTAGCGAAGATAAGTTTGATTCGATGTTTACTATGGTTGAGAATCATATTGATGATAATGCATCACTTAATGGGTGTATGTTTGAGACATATGGCGAAGAGGTTGAATATGTATCATCAATGGAAAAAACTAATAGGGTTTGGACTTTTATGGAAGATGATAAGGGATTGTTTTTTGTAACAGGAATCAAGCCCGCTTACTTCCTTGGCCCTATTGGTTATTTCATTACAGATAAGCCATACACCAAAGAACTAAAGGTAAGATTAGACTAGGTGGCAACCCTATTTCCCAATGCTATAGGGGTAAAATCCTATAGCGTAAAAATTTTTTGGTGTGTTCGCTTGGCAAATGTGTGTTTAAAATTTTATCATTTTTTTTGGAAAGGATTTGGATCATGTTACGAATAAATAAAGATAAGCCAATTGAATTAATGTCATACGACAACGAATGGTCAATTAAGAATCGGGTTGGTAGATTGCACTGCATGACATCTAATCTATCTGTAATCAGAAAGCTTTGGAATAAGCGGGTGCATCATGCACCTAAATCATTAAAGCGTGGATACATTAAATGTGTACTGGAAACACATTTAGCTAATCAGGATTTGTATATTCGTGTAATGAATGGACTGCTTTAATTAAACCAAGCAACCCCCAACCCTGTTTTTCTATGCCCTATGGATCGTATCTTTAGGGCCAAAAATTTAACTATTAGGAGCAATTATGATGAACATTCGAGACAGATTTATCACTATCACAACCCTTGATGCAAAGTTTGTAAAAGTTAATTCAGAAATTGGTTATCCCTATGCTCGTGGATGCTACTTGGATAAGCGGGTTGAATGCGGGCCTAGGGGAGGTAAGGTTGTTTTGTGGAGAAGGGCAAACCGTAGGGGAATTGGTTATCCTTACACTAATGAAACCCCTGCTGGTGCTTGGCACAAAACGCAATATCACGCAATATATAGCCACCGTTAGACCCTGTTTTCAAACCATTTAGACCCTGTTTTTTAACGAAAGGATGTGCAATATGATGGGTATCAATATCAACTGTAAACATCAGGATTTTATTGGCGAAATCCTGTCAGGCAAAAAGACAATTGAAACGAGAAACACTCCTAGCTTAGATCCTTATTTGGGTCAAAGGGTTGGCCTTATCAGAACTGGAGCATTGTTTGCAACGCTAGAAGGGTTCGCAACCATTACAGAAAGCTTTATCTATTATGATAGGCAATCATTTGATTCTGATTACGAATTACATAGGGTTTCGCCTGACTCCCCCTATTACATTCCGCATCACGGAACGAAGGTTGCCTACATCCTTACGGAAGTAGAATCAATCGAACCTGAGAGAATATTGACTAGAGGTATTATAGCTCGCAAAATTGGTAGACCCTGTTTTCCAATGAACTAGGGGCAAAAATACCCGCCCGAAAAACTGTCATAAAATTTTATGGATTGTGTATAATTGTTTTGGAGTTGTAACGAATAACTATTGCAACCATTGAAAGGGGAGCAAGATGAAGATCATAAAGAATACGCTGGAAGTTATTACATCAGTATGGGAAGACCCTGGCGATTATCCCAACGCATTAGCGAGAGGCCCGCTTCCTTCGCATTTATGCGTAGAAGATATCTCAGGATACCTTCTGATCCAAGTCGAGAAGCAAGATCAAGAGAACGAGGATTTCGAGGGCTGCAAGCCTGACGAAGTCATGCAATCTTTAATGGAAGATCATACCATTAGTGTCGATGGGGTGGTTATTACATCTTGGCAATTCTGTCCACAAGAGCATCCGAATTCTAATGATGCTGCTGGGCTAGACTTGTGGAAGATCATTCCGTATAAATGGAATTCTGACGATTTCCAATTATAATGTATCGACCCTGTTTTTAATGGATACCCTCTCACTTTGAGAGAGTCCAAAAGTTTTATCCTTGAAAGGGATTAACCATGTCAATTGAAACCACTTCTGCTTCTGCCACCGTTACCCCTGTTGTCGATCCTAATCGTATCGTAACGATTAAGCTTAAGGCTTGCGAAGCCGAAATGATTAGAAACATAGCAGCTTGCCTAGCTAGACCTCTGGATGAAAGCAGAACCGCCCTTCTCAGGGTGTGCAATGCAACTCCAGAAGAAATGATGAAAATACATCATAAAGTTTATTCATCTGAAATGGGTTGGCATCACCTTAATTGGGATGCATAGACCCCTTTCTTCTTCACCCTATAGGCCAAATCTGTAGGGTGAAAAATTTTATCAAGGAACAATATGAAAAGACCTATCGAATGTGCAAAATGCGGTAAGCATATCATCAAAATGTATGGCTACAAAGACTTATGCAATTTATGTCACACAAAGAGCTTAAACTTATCAGCAAGAGGTGCTGCGGAGCTTAAAAAGCTAAGAGATGAACTAAAGGAAGTTAAGGCAAAGCTAAGATCCTTGCGAACAACTTTAGCTAATACCAAGCTATCGTTGAAGAATGCTGCAAGGGTTAATGAAAGGCTTAAGGCTGATCATCGTTCTGGTTTTGAGTGGGATCGTGAACGAATTAAACAATACAACAAGGACAAATCATGAAAGTATTAGTAGCTTGCGAGTACAGCGGAACTGTCAGGGATGCATTCAAGGCCAAGGGCCATGATGCTTGGTCATGCGATTTGCTTCCTACAGACAAACCAGGGCAACATTACCAAGGAGATGTGATTGAATTCATTAAGAACAATCCAGGTTGGGATCTTATGATTGCTCACCCGCCCTGCACCTATCTTGCTGCATCTGGTTTGCATTGGAACAAACGCATTCCAGGCCGTGACCAACTCACCTTGGAATCATTAGAGTTCGTGACCCTCTTATTCAATGCACCTATACCCAAAATAATATTGGAGAATCCTATTGGGAGAATCAATACAGCAATCAGGAAACCTGACCAAATAATTCAGCCTTGGATGTTTGGGGAGGATGCATCAAAGTCCACTTGTTTATGGCTTAAAGGTGTACCCAAGCTTGAACCAACTGACATCATAAAGAAAGACAGGTACGCAAATCAAACGCCATCAGGGCAGAACAACCTTGGTCCATCCAAGGATCGCTGGAAGATTCGATCAACAACCTATCAAGGTATTGCAGATGCTATGGCAACCCAATGGTCTTGACAAACATAATAAATAATGGTGTAATGGGGATATGAGAACTAAAACGCATCTTAATCCAGGTGACAAGATAAACAGATTAACCGTTGTTAGGTTAAGTCATATTGGGAAACACTATCGTTCTTATTATGTTTTCAAGTGTAATTGTGGAACAAAAAAGGTATTGCTTGGATCAGGCGTAGTGTTGGGCAATACAAAAAGTTGCGGGTGCTTATCGAAAGAAGTCAAGAGGGCTAGGAGGTTACCTGACAATCGTGGAGTAATAAATCATTTGATACTTCAATATAAAAGACACGCACGAAATAGGGGATTTGCTTTTAGGTTAAGTTATAAAGTATTTTCAAATACAATAAAAGAAAAATGTTTTTATTGCGGTGATATGCCTAAAAATATCAAAGTTACAAAAAACTGCAAGGAGGGCTTTTTATATAACGGAATAGATAGGGTTAATGCAGACAGAGGATATTTTACAGATAACATTGTGCCTTGCTGTTCTATATGCAATAGGGCTAAGAATAATTTGACACTTAAAGATTTCAAAGGTTGGGTAAAGCGTTTGACTGCTATGGCAACTCAATGGGGATGATTCCACTAGCAAAAACACCATGTAATCATGTATACTGTTAGCCTAAGAGGGTTTGTTAAGACCCTCTTTTCTTTTGGCTCAAGGTATATATAATGGATGACAAAAACTTTTGGTCGTTCACGGACATCGCTGCTGACCTTGACTTAGC